TTATCTGGCTCAATAGTTATAGTTGTATCTTGGTTTGAGTTATAGCCTTTTCCAATTTCAACATCGCTAATTGAACTCAAGTTTTGAAGGTTAAATCCCGTAATAGCAATGTGGTTAGATGTTTCTGTGTCAAAGAAAGTGCCAGTTTCTTGATACTGAGATATTGTATTGTTTGAAAAGTCTAAGCCGAAAGTGCCATTCGATTGATTTTTAATTGCAAAAATGCCATTAGATTCATTAGCAGGCAATGATGCGGATTTGCTTGCTCGGGGTTCATCAACAAAAATTTTGAATGGATGGGAGTCGTCTTTTATATTTCCCGTAATTAAGCCAGTAAAGTTTGCTAAGTATCCAGAGCCTGAATGAATAATTGTTATTTGATTTGTTTTATTGGCTATAGTTTGATTGAATTCAGTTAAATCAATAAAATGAGAAAGTGGATCGCTAGGGGTATCTTGTGCATCAGAGTCGAATATAATATTTCCGACTTCTGCAGTCTTTTTTTCGTATCTAAGATTAGATGAACCTGAATAACCTAATGCTATATCGCCATTATCATTGTTGAAAAATCCATTTGGACTAACTCCACTATAGCTAGATTTCCCAGTATTAGGTATCGCTAGTCCAGCTATTGGACCTTCAGAGAGAATGTCGACCGATCTATAAACTCCAATAGATTCTAATTTTTGATAATCTCCTCTCTCGCCAATAATCATGTCTTTACCATTCGCAGCGACAGCTTGAGATCTCCAAGGGCCAATTGAGTCTCCTGCCGCCAAATCAGTCATACTAATACAAGACTCATCTTTAGAGCTGGGTCTAAATGCAGAGTCTGCATCTCCCTCTGGCGGAAAAACATAAGGTTTGGTTGTAACACCTTCTCCGTGACCATTGGCACTTGAGTCAGTAAAATTCTGGACCATACCAACTACCGATGGTCCGATAGTTTTTCTATAACCACCTTTCTCGGATTCATCAGGATAATCTTCGTTATATGATTCATTGCCCTGGGATGCATTTGAAGCTTTAGCTCCACCTTTCATAAATGCGGGCTTAACCCTTTTATCTTCAGTACTGTAACTAAGCGTTGGTTCATCAGAATCAAAGTTATTAAAATCACTACCGCCTCTTAGATTATTATCTTTAGAAAAAGAATTACCTCCGCTCGAAAAATCATACGAACGATTATTATTACCGAAAGGTAAATTGACTAATGTGTTTGCTTTATATATTTGTAGATTTTGATAATCGAAGTCGTAATTTTGTATATTAGAATTTATAACCAAACTACCAACCCTTAATTGGCCGTAAATTACAGGAATTGGTAAACCCTGTTCTGCTCGATTTTCATTTGATGAATATAAAAAAGAGTTAGTTTCTATAATTTCGTACTCTTCACCAGTTTCCTCAATCGGATTTAATTTGTTGGCTAATTTCTGTAGTCCATAACCCATCGCGGCATTAAGGCCAAAATTACCAAGAAACCCTAAACCTCCCGTCAGCATACCCCCTGCAGCCTCAAAGCTGGGCATAATTTTATATTGGCTATCTTGCAGTAATAAGTCTGAACAGAAACTCTCTAGGATATTATCCTTGCTGTCTATAAAAACATAATTGACTCCCGAGTTTAGTTTGTGAAGATAGTATTTTTTAAAACCTTTTTTAATTGCAAATAATGCCATTAATGCTTCACGTATAGTAAGAACGTCTAGACTTACCTCGGAGCCAAACAACTCTGCCATTTCGCCTTTAAATAAAAAAGTTTTCATACTGCCTTATACCTATATACTTTATACACTTTATTAAGGTCTTCGGGGGTAATAAGTTCTTTTTTAGGTAAAGAGTTTATTACATGATGGTAAATTTGATGAGACTCAACATAAATTGCAAGATGATAATGCTCTGAGATGTTTGGGTACAGCACCAGTATATCTCCATATTTAATGTTGCATTTATCAATTTCCATAAAATGATCATTAAGGATGCTCATTAATTTTTGATTGGATTCTGTTCTATGTCTAGCCCAATTGTCAATTTTGTCGTGCAAGTTAATATTTAATTTTAATAGAAAAAAATCTTTTACAAAAGTAATGCAATCTTGAAATGTAGGAATGAAAATTCTGCCTTTAAGAGGTCTTGGTTTATATCGCTTTGGGTAATATAAATTATAACTTTTACTTTTTAAAGAGAAAACATAAGAAGGTAAGTTTAATGACTGAGATACTTCTTTATCTAATTCACTCAAATTTGAATCTACATCATGATGGCTGTGAAAAAGAGAAATAATTCTTTTACCCTCATAAAGTTTATAAAATTCTGAATCAGAATAAGAAAAAAATCCCTTTTCGATAGTGTTTCTACTTTTCATTTTAAGGAAATTGAAATCAGAAAAAGATTTATTAAAATAAAAAACCCCGCCAATCTCTTCATTTGGGTGAGAGAGGGCATGTTTAATACATTGGCTAAATGCATTATTTGGGCCAAGATCCAGGGAATCCTCCAAATGGTAATCCATAAATAGTTTCAAAAATTCCAAATCTAGCCCTGCATCCAGCAATATTTTTAGGGCAAACATCTTGAGTCCAGCGTATTTTATCATCTTCTGGGTGAGTCGTAGTGTTATTCGCTTGACAAACATAATACTGATCTCCAATCCTAACTCCTGTTCCTACTGAATATGTTGTTGTTTTTGACCATTCCGAGATAGTCAGAGAATTATTGCAGGACAAAGGTTTGCCTGTTTTATCAGTGGCTGGCCCGCCCTTATAGCCGCAACCATGCTCGCTTCGATATTTCCATTGGCATGTATTGTATACAATTTTTCTAGCTGGAACTATACCACCTTCTTTTTCAAGTTTTGAATTTAATTCAAACGAAATAACATCAGGGTTCTCTACCTGTTTTGAATTAATGACATAATGTTCTTTAGGGAATGACGCTTCTGATGGAGTGCCAAAAGGGTTGATGTTATTAGGAAAATTATTTCCATGCAAAAATTTAACGAATGTTTTAATTCTTATGACTTCATACCCTATGAAATCTTTAAAATATCTAGTTTTTAGACTAAAAAATGAATCCGTGTTGTCAAAAGTGATAGTTGGCCTAGGCAGAGAGTCTACGCTAAAATCAAAACCTTCAGCTTTACAGGGTATATGAAAGTATTCATATTTACCTTGAGCTTTACCATATTTTATGGATTGATTAAATCCGTTTTCCCCAGAATGGAATCTATATCTTTTTTCAGTTCCATTACTATCTGATATACCTTTTAATACAATCTCATACAGAACAACAAGTGTTGATGGCTGCATTTCAAAAAGTTCATTCTGGACTTGTTCTTGCATATATTATATATTAAATCAAGGATGGGGACATTCTATAAAAGTAGCTGAAACTGTATGATTTTCGTGATACACGAAAGTATGACTCCATTCAGGGCAATAAAAAAAACTAAGGTCAGAGTTATGTGGACTAGTTGATCTTGAAGTATGTTCTTTGTTATTATAATCCTTCTGTAAGTGAAGTGCAAATTTTCTATAACCAAGATGACTTTCTAAAAATAATAATATACTCTTTGCTTCATTTCCTGATCTTTTGTCAAAAGTAAATTTAAATTTCTTTAAGTTTGGATTATATCCGTATTTATTAGTTTTCTTGTAAATATCATGAGCACTGCTTTGTTTGAACTTTGGAGCATGTGCAATTTCTACCCCTAACGTTGGCCTAAAGTCAAAAAATTTTAAATCAAGTTCTGAGTTATCATAAATTGGTTTATGTGGATACAGGGAGCAGTCGTTGGGTGAATCAATAAAAATTGAATTTCTATAATTATTGTGTTGAGTTTTAACTGTTGATGCAGGCATTCCAATAGGAGCATGCACTTGCATTGGGCTCACTGATGTAATTTGAGCATTTCTGTAATTGCCAGAGGCATATATATAATTACCTTCTTGCAATGTATAAGAATTACTGTTTCCGTTTGTGATATTAATATTCTGATTTTGGTCAGAAGGGGAAAGTGTTGAGTTGATATTTATAAGTGAATCAATAGTCGAATTATAATCTACAGAAGATTCAACGCTATCTAGAATGCTTGGAGCAACGCATGTTAATTGGGCAGAAATATTATTGATATTGTATTGTGGCTTTCCATGATTGAAGCTTAAGCAATTAAAATGTAATTTTTTGTATGGAAAATTGGGTTGGAACTCAAAAGGTTCTACTCTTTTATTTGAAAAACTGCCATCGCCATCATAGTCTTGAGGTTCATAGTAAAATTGAGACTGCAAAAAAGAAACAACATTTTGACTTTCTTCGTCAGTTAAGTTTTGCAAATTCAATCCGTAACTCATGTTGATAAAATTTAGCCCCTGAGATAAAGTTTGAGAATAGCCGTCATTATGGTCAAGGTATTTTATGCTTGCAGAGAATGTAGCAGTTGCACCAAAAGTAGGGCGAACGCTTGAAAAATCAAAACTGTTGTGTTGTATATCCATTATGATAAATTTTGAACTACTGATATTGATCCATTTAGATAATTTTGCGAGGATACAGAAAGACTTTGAGATGTAACAACTCCATTGCATGTAAATGTATTCATTATGCCATTTGAATTGTCATCAAAATTTTGATAATTTAAATCACTTAGAGTCGCACTTAAGTTAGCCCGCTGACCATTAAAGCCGTCAGATAGTATATTTGGATCTAAATTATCGCCCTCGAGGGACATGCTGATAGTAGTAGAACCTTTCGATACTCTATATGGCACTAAGCCTACATCTTGCTCTGCTCCAGTTGGGGCGTGGTAACTTGGTTGCCTGTTTACTGTAATTTGATAACTAAATCCAATAGGGTGATTGATACCTAATGAACTATGGCCAACGATTTGACTATTATTTCCGTGAGGTATAGATTTTTGCGAGTAATCGGCAGAAGCATAATATGTATCAAGAAGATCGCTATCTTGCTGTAATTCTCCAAAAATATCAAAAGATGCAGAAGCCTGAATGATAGAGTTGGGAGAAATAGAAAAAGAAAATGAATTTAAGTATGCATCGTTAAAAATAAATTCACCAAAATGACCTGTAATTTTTTCTTCATCTATTGGTGGGTAAGCTAATGGGTCTGACAATCCTGTGATATTAAAAAAGCTTTGTAAGTTGCCTGTATTCGGATAGAAGTTAACATCTAATTTACCACGCACAGGTCCTTGAGAAACATAATTATATATTGGTTCGAAGTAGCCGTTTTGAGCCTCGTCTTCTGTCAAGGACCAATTACCGCTCTTGGATTCTAACTCAATAACATAATCTTTACCGTCAGGCATTACATCTTTAGTAAAATATAAATGTTTATTGTTTGGGAAAGTTACTTCAGTTCCTGATGGAATTTTAAATATTGAAGTTGCCAAAGGTCTAGGCGGACCTTTAGTTGGACCTAGGGTGCAGAAAAAAGAGCTATTGGAAGAAAAGGTAACAGGGCTATACTGCATACTTGATCCGACGCCATATTCACATATCTGTATAATATTATCGTCAAGCTGTCGAGAGACCGCTAGATCATGACTAATCGAAAGGCTTGCCTGCTCAGCGAATATATACTCACCATCTTGACCATTAACAGACAAGTATAAAGGTACATCTTCATACGGCAGAAATTTCATTTTTTATTAATATATCCTATATATTGTAAATTAACTGACATCAAATCTTCACTAGCAGATCTAAGACCTTGATTGGCTAATCTTGCATTTTTAATTGTAAAAGTTTCAATTGCAGAATTATCTATTGGATTAGAAAGAGATATTTCAATATCTTGCTGAGAAGGTTTAATGAGATATTCATTCATTTTTTTTAATTCAAAATCAGACACTTCTAAAGTAAAGTTTGCCTCTTGAGTAATAGGAAAAGATCGATCAACTTGAACTGGGAAAGGAGACCCTATTTTATAAATAGGAGTTCTGTCAATCCTTGTTGTGAAAGCGAAATTAGTAATTCTGTTTGTTTGGTAACCTGAAACATTTAATGAGATAGATCCCTGATTTGGGATTTCTATTGGTGGGTGGGGATTTGCGCCAGAGGCATTTATACCAGAACCTATATCTCCGTATACCACAATGCCCGCCTGAACCTGAGGTATGGACCCCATGCTAGCAGAAAAAGAATATTCATTTAAGTAGCCGCTTTCAAATCCAAAACTTTTATCTCCATAGTTAACACTGCCACTAATTGGGTGATCACCCGTGTAATTAAGCAAGGGATCTTCCCCTATAAAGTATTTAGAAATAGAAAAGTTACCAACGAGAGGGCCTTGCATGACTGGGTAGACATGACCTTGACCAATGATATTGATAGGAGATTCTTGAACTGCATAGCTGCCTTCAATTGATGTTACTCCAGATAAAAGAACTCCAGATAAATAAAATTGTTGCTCATAATTGGATATTGAGTTTTTATCAACCACGCAACATTCCTCCCATTCTTTTTTCTTGTGACATAACTCCGACAACTGCATCTTTAATTTTCGCAGCCATCGCTTGATCTCCAGCTTCTCCACCAGAAGTTGAAGACTCTCCGCTGGAAGAGACACTTATATTGACCGTGACATTTCCTGAAGAAGGCGAGGCTGAACCTCCTCCAGACTGATCTCCACCGACTATGCCTCCTTGATTAAATCTCATCGCATTTAATTGATCAAAGAAGCCTGGGTATTGTTTTTCAATATTATTTACACTGGAGGCTTTTATAACATATTCTCCCCTATCAAGCATAACTGGGCCAACTTTATCTATTCCTGCTGGACCTCTAACTTTACCGCCAGAACTGAACTCCTCATAGTTATTAAGTAGTGTGTTTCTCTTGTCGAAATTAGGGTTACTAGCCCCTTGGCTCATCATATTTTCCATTATATTGGTTCCACCAGAACCTCCAAAGCCGTCAACTGAACATTGACCCCCCGCACAAGATGGGGCTACTGGACTTGCGTCGGACTGAATTAATTGCTCAGCAGTTACCCTATCGACTCCAGCTCTTTTATTCGCTTTATTTATTGAATTTTGATATGCTGCAAATGCATCAGGTTTTTTATCGCGTAGATCTCCTAAATTATTGATGCCTTGCTCTTTCCATCTTTCTACAGTTTTCTCTGTGCCTCCTCGAGTTTCATACATCCCTTTTACTCCTTTTATCATTTGATTAAGTCCAGCACTACCCACTGCCATTGTTAGGCTATTGGTGATGCCTGACCACATCTGAGCTCTATCTTGAACTTTTTGATTTTGCTGTTGCACATCAAAGTCATATTTCTTAAGTAAATAATCTCCGTATTGCTTAGCGTAACTATCTCCGCCTTGTCTAGCTGGAGAAGACATCATGTTGCTAGATGGATCTATATTTAAATCTGAGGCAGTATTTAATCTAGCTGTTGAAGGAGCTTGCGGGGGTTCTGGATCATTGCTTGTATCTCGATCTTCGTAATTAGCATAACCTGCACCAAAAGCTGTTCCTGTGCCTTTTGCTATTTTAGTCCAACTGGAATCATCTCCATTAGAGCTCAATGACTCACTAGCAAAATTTTTAACCTTGCCCCATTGTTTACTTAGCCATCCTCCTTCACTCATATGTAACATTGGAGGCATTCGACCTGCGTCGGATGTCGACATGTCAAATGAATCGTTATTTGGTTCGTCATACAATGCACTTAGAGAGCCAGTTTTATTTATTTTATCTAAAGTACTGGGGCCTAGCTTGTCAACCACTTTTTTGCGGACGACATATTCTCCAGATGTTAGCATTGCAGGAGCCTGGTTGGTTTTACCTCCCCCAGCATAGCCTCCTGAATTATAACCAACAATCCCTCCTTTATTTAAACCAAGAAGTTCAAAAATGCCAGTAGTAATTTGTGCCGTAGCTCTATCTAGTAATTTATCACTAATAGCCTTAGCTATACCAGCAAAAAACTGACCAAACATATCACCCATATCTTTAGTACTATCACCCATCATTTGCACCATATCTTTAAGACCTTGCTTTACGCTGTCAAAAGTTGTATTTGCTAGAACTTCATTGAATCTTTCGAATTCAACATTCGCTTCGGCGATTCTAACGGCTATTGTATCTGAAAATAATGTGTTACCGTCTCCAGAATTGTTGCTGATATTGTTCTCTTTTCTAGCTCGAGCTAATTCTACAGCTGCTTCTGCCCCTCTAATAGTGTTCCCTGTGTCTGCGTAACCAGCGACTTTGCCCGCCGCTGTTTGGACATTAGCTGTAGCAGTTAAGCCGCCTCTTTCTACAGCATTTAAACCTTCTTGGAAAAATCCTTTAGCTTTTATTTTTTCTCTCAATCGGTCCATTTCTTCTGCGAATTTAGTTTGACTTTGAGATAATTGCTCGGTCGCTTCAAGAGCATAGAAGTTTGCAGCTTTATTAGCTTCGTATTGAGCTCTTAAGTTTATGGTTGAATCGGTCAGTTTTGATACTTCGTCTTCGGTACGATAGTCAAAAGTATTTCTGCCACTTTCATCTCTTCTAAGATTTGCCTGAGTTGTCGTTGCTCGATCAGTAATTTGATTACTGATAGTTCCTCTTTCATTCGCTACTTTTTGAGCAATAAGCTTGGCATACAATTCAGTATTCTTTCGAAGTTCTGCTTCGGCTTCTATGCGGGCACCTTGAGTAACTAGAGATTTATATTCTTGACCTAGTTCTTCTGTAAGCGTTGTGGCCATAGCTTCTGTCGCTTTTTGTCTATATTCTTGACTATCTAAAGTAGCAAAGGTCGCGTCGGAAATTTGTTTTGTCATACCTGCAGTTTCAATGGTTGCATCTAGTTCTTCGTGAAGCTTTTCACTTAACAATTCAGCTGGATTGACAATATCTTGAAAGGCCTCAACTCTTTGTTTTGCGGCGGCTAAACCGCCTGCCGATAAGTTGAGTTCTTTTTCGATTGTTGATAGGTTTTTCTCTCGAAGATCTTTTTCTGCTTGAGCTTTTCTTTTCTTTTCTTCCGTTATCCTTCTGTGAATCTCTAAACCTAATTCAGATAAATTAACGCTACCGTGAATGATGCCAATTTCATCGCTCTGTAAAGCTTCTAAGTTTTCTTTTAATTTAACAATCTTTTCTTCTGCAGCTAGTACTTCAAGCATTTTATTGTTGGCTTCATCACTACTACGAACACCTTCAAGTTCTTTAGCTAATTTTTTTAAACTAGCTTTTACAATTTTATCTTGAGTTTCATTAGCTTTTTTTTCTAAAGCTGCTCGTGTTTGACGTAGGTTTTGATCGAAAGCTTCCGTTGAGCCTGCTTCAAGAATAGTCTGAGGATCATGTTCGGCGGCATCCTTCTCTGAGGGGATCTCAAATCGATTTGTTTTATTATTAAATTGTCTCGGAATTTGCGGAATCTCAAATCGATTTGTTTTATTATTAAATACTCGAGGTGTAGTAAGATCTTCAGCGTCTGATTGGTCAGGAGCAGAAGGTTTAGCTGTGCTAATATTATCTATTACTGCTTTTTGGTTTAAATTTTGAAATACTTTACGACCTTTACTACCTTTTTCCACGAATTCTTGCAAGATTTTTCTTCTCGCCTGAATATCTTCGTTATTAATTGACTGTAGATCATTATTGTATCGGTTATCAATGTCTTTACTTTTCACTGCGAGTTGAGCTTGCACTGTTGCAGCACTAGACATAATACCTAGGGAATCTTTAATCTTATTCCTTAGATTATCTGAAGCCATCATGTTATCTTGCTCCATTTTTAATAAGTTTAAATTATTTTCTGTCTGTATTGCTTCAATCCTGAGATTAGCTAAAATATTAGCTCTTTCTTCGGCAATTTGTCTCAGAATAGATTGACCAATTGTATATGATTTGGTAGAATCCTCAACTGCTTTTCCATATTCTTGAATTAAGTTTCTAATAACCCTTAAGTCTGCTATCGAATCTTTCCTGTTTGATTCTGACTCAAAATTTTTAAGATTATCTAATAAAATCTTGATATCTTGAGCGGCCCCTTGTTGATCTTTGTCTCCGCCTTTCAAAGCTTTTAATACATTTGCTTCCAGGGAATCTATATATTCTTGACTATCTTTCACTGATCCTATATCTAATATTGCGGCAGCAGCATCTGCCCCTTTCTGAGTAACGGATAATGATCTGGCAGCACTAACTCTTCCTATGGCAACTTCCGTTTCATCTCTCCTGCCGCTCAAATTAGTTTTTTCACTAAAGCCTATATCTTCAGCAAGTCTTCTTCCTGATCTAACAGAACTTTCGCTAAACATGGGAGCCACATTGACGAGGTCGTAAACTATGTTACTAAAGGATCTTTCTTTACCATCAGAATACCTACGAGTTGCACCAGTAAGGTTTTTAGTGATTTGAATAGCGTTCAGCTTTCTAGCATAAAGCACTTGAGCTTCTTGTAAGGCTTTCATTCCCTCTGATGTTCCAGAGGTCATTTTTGTAATTTCTTCCCCACTTAAACCTAAGTTTTTAGCAAGATCAGATGATTGATTTGCTAAATTTGTTTGACTTTTTCTTAAGTTACCCAATAGTTTCAATCTTTTCATTTCTCCATCAAAAGTTTGAGCTTCAGCCGAATTTGACAACTCAAGCATTTTGGTTCTGGTACTCTCAATTTCTTGATGTGAGGATATTGCATTACCTAACGCATCAATATTTTTTGAAGTTTTTTCGGCTGATTTTCTTAAAGTATCTAAGGGGGAATCTAAGAGTTCCGTGTTCTTTTTTAAAGCTTGATAAATGGGAATTAATGCTGCTGCAGCCACTCCCACCCCTAGTAAAGATCCACCAAGCATTTTCATCGCCCCCATTGCTCGTGTACCTTTTGTTGCTCCTTCGGCGCCTTTAGGCGCAAATGCTGCAGAGTGGCCTTTCGAAATCATACCTTTTGGGCTAGCAATCATTCCGATCATTGCAGCTTGACTTAAGCCCATTATTGCACCATTCGCTACAGACATCCCCTTCTGAAAATTAGATGCTTCTTCTGACGCTTCGCCCATAGCTCCCTGGAGAGCATAAGTAACTGTAGTTAGGCCCATGATTCTCATCATAAGGTCACCGCTAGCATCGCCAGTTTCTTTCATTGCTTTGCCTGCGTCTTCTATTTCTTTGGCGGGTTTATTTGAATTTTTTATTCCTGGTAGACTGTTAAGTCTATCGCCAAATTTGGTTGGCGTGACGGTTTTCATGAAATTCGGAACGATGCCTCCGCTTGCTCCATGTGTTTTTGGATCCATACCCATCGATATTGCTCGATTAACTCCTTGAGATCCTGACTTAGGTTCATCGCGAGTATTAGCAACCAATAAGCCTGCTGGATTCTTTGGATTCTTGAGTCTATTATCTTGATCTATGTAAATGTCGGCGGCAGAGCCTCGCTCTCTCAGAGCTTCTTTCTCTCTTGAGATAGCGTCGCCTAGTGGGTTTGCAAAGTTAGGTATGTGTCCACTCGATTTCAATTTTGGGATTGGGCCGCTTTTTTTTGGTC